CGTTACCGACGAAGCTAAAACTGCTTAGTGGAAATCCCGGCAAGCAGAAACTCCCCAAAGGCGAACCCGAGCCCGACAGCCGTATTCCGGCCCCGCCTTCCGTTCTCAACGACTACGCCCTTGAGGAATGGAACCGGGTGACGCCCGTTCTCCTCGCCCTCGGCCTTATCTCCGACCTCACCGTCCCTGCGGTCATTGCATATTGTGACTCCTATTCCGATTGGAGAACCGCTACGGAGGAATTGAACAGGATCAGGAAGGAAAAAAGCGGCCTCGCAACACTGATACAGCAGACCAGCAACGGCAACATCATTCCGAATCAGTTAAAGCTCGTGGCAAAATCAGCCCGCGCAGACATGATCCGGTATGCGACAGAATTCGGCGGCACTGAAATAGCCAAGATTCGTCTTGCCATTGATCCTGGCAGGGGCAAGAAGAAAGCGTTTGAAGGATTGATAAATGGCGGAAAAAAGTAGCGAGCGCGTAAGAAAGATAATCAGGTTCATTGAGAAGCTTAATGTCCCCTCTGGCAAGGGAGAGGGCAAACCGTTCAAACTACGCCCGTTTCAAAAGAAATTCATCCGAGACGTTTACGGACAAGTGGGGAAAGCGGGAAATAGACGAATTCGCCGGGCAATCCTTTCCCTTGCCAGAAAGAACGGCAAGACCGCCCTGATCGCCGCCCTTGCCCTTGTCCACCTGATCGGACCCGAAGCCATAACCAATGGCGAGATTTACAGCGCGGCGAATGACCGGGACCAGGCCGCGATCGTGTTCAAATATGCGGCGCAGATAGTTCGCGGCACTCCTGAGCTGCTTGAATACGTCAAGATCGTCGACAGCACAAAGACGATGATATGTTTCCTGAACGGCTCCATTTATCGGGCAGTATCCGCCGAAGCCGGTACGAAATACGGCCTTAACCCTACGGTCGTAATCTATGATGAGCTTGCACAGGCAAAGAACCGGGAACTATATGATGCCCTTGATACCTCGATGGCCGCCCGAGAGGAACCGCTTTTTGTTGTCATCAGTACGCAGAGCAACGACCCGCAGCACATCCTGTCTCAACTCATCGATGACGGCATATCCGGGCGCGATCCGTCAACCGTGTGTCGCCTGTATGAGATCCCCGAAGATGTCGACGTGTTCGACGAGAAGAACTGGAAGAAGGCGAACCCGGCCCTCGGTGATTTCCGGTCCCTGTCAGAGATGCGGACGGCGGCGAAACGGGCAAAGCGTATGCCCTCCTTTGAGGCCGCTTTCAGGAATCTTTACTGCAACCAGCGGGTAGATGCCAAGTCGCCATTGATAGCCCGCGCCGAGTGGGAAGGATGCAAGGGAGATGTAAAGATTGAACCGGGATCGAGTATTTACCTTGCCCTTGACCTTTCAGGAAAAACGGACCTTACGGCACTTGTGGCGATCTCGTCGGGAGATATCGAGCAGGCGAAGGCGTGGTTTTGGAAACCCGGTGACTCGATCCGCGAACACGAAACGCGGGACCGCGTACCGTACTGGACATGGAAGAAGCAGGGATTCATCGAAACAACACCGGGACGGGCGGTTAACTATGATTTCGCCGCTGAGAGATTGGCCGGGATCATGAAAACATACAACGTCCTCGGTATGGCATATGACAGGTGGTCGATTGATGATTTCCTGAACGCCTGCAACCGCATTGGCCTCGACGCATATGTTGACGGCAAGGATGAACCGAGAGAAGGGGCTTTGCGGCTCGTACCCTGGGGACAGGGCTTCAAGGATATGGCGCCGGCTATCGATGCGATGGAGGTTTCAATTCTGGAAAGGAAATTATCGCATGACGGCAACCCGGTATTGACATGGAACATATCGAACGCAATGAGCGTCAGCGATCCGGCTGGCAACAGAAAGCTCGACAAGAGCAAAACCCGGTTCCGAATAGACGGCGCTGTCGCCCTTGCAATGGCCATCGGACTTAAAAGCCGGGATATGTCGAAGATGCCGGAACCGAGCGCCTACGAAGACCCCGCCGCCGAGGTGATGACGTTTTGAGCACCTTACCCAAGAAAGAGGATGGCGAATGACCCAACTCCAACTCCGAGGTTGGAAAAGCATCTGCAAGGTTCTCGACGTGAAGGACAAAAGAACCGCGAAGCGTATCTTGAAGAAAATGCGGCTTCTGGCATACGATGAAAGAACACCGGTATTGAGCCTTGAGGCGTACAAACGAGTAGAAAATAAACGAAGATTGGAGTAGAATGCAGATGTGAAGTGCGGCCTTGTCCCTTTGGCGGAATCGCGATCCACCAACCGGGAGACAAACAACTTACCGCTCTTGTTGGCCGCCACGAGCATGGGAGAACGTCATTAGCGCGATGGCGCGGACCATGCTCGTGATCGCGGGATGATGTATCCATGACAATAGCCCCCGCAACGATAATGATATCGAGATCACGGACAAAGGGAGAAGATAATGTTTGAAACGTTGCGCTTTATGATACTTGGGAAACAAGTTGAAGCACACGGGAAGCGATATGTCTTATTGATGCATCTTCACGATAATTTTTACCTTGCGGCAGAAAACAACGCTGATCTACCCTGCAACGCCCAGATTATATATTACGATTCCGTGGCAGATTTTAAACGGGAGCTTGAAAAAATGGAAGATGGACCAGAGAAGGACAAGGCAGCAGGAATAATTGCATCGCTGGAGACGTTGAAGAAAAAAAACGGAGGAAACCGATGAACAAAATATTTATCATTTGGCATGATTACGATGGATGCTATGTCGAAGAGTTTGACGATGAAGATAAGGCAGAGAAGCGAATATCGGAACTATTGAAAGACGACGCCTGCGGAGAGTATGCAGTCATTGACGCGATCATCAAAGGAATGCGTTTGCAGTTTGATACCGTTCAATATGCCAGTGTTGTCAAACTGACACAACATCAATAGGTCCGAAAAACGAATTAATTCCCGATGTATGCTTTTTGTACCCATTTTGCTACCATTTTGTACCTCTGATGTACCTCAAATGTACCCCTAACCCGCTTTGACCTTATGAGCAGATGCCCGTAACCTGTCCTTAACAGATTCACCGCTTCTTGCGCAAGGACGGGTGACATGAATTGAGTATAAAAACATGGTTTAAAAACCACTTTTCACCGAAAGCACGCATCTCAGAATACATCCAGCAAAAACTGCTTGAGATTTACGGCGGGGGCTCCACCTCCTCGGGTGTATCTGTCAATTCCGACACCGCGATGCGCCTCATCACGGTCCAAAACTGTGTCAGGGTACGAGCGGCCACGATAGGGCAGCTTCCTTGCCACATCATGGAGAGATCAGGGCGGATGCGGAATAAGGCCGAGGACTTCTACCTGTACGAACTCCTCCACGATCAGCCCAACTCATGGATGACCTCTTCAGAGTTTTGGGCCATGGTCGAGACCTTCATTTGCATGAGGGGCAACTTTATCGCCTACAAAGCACAACTTCCCGGCAGGCCGATAAAGGCGCTTATCCCGATCAGTTGGGACAGGGTGACAAAGTGCGAGCAGCACGAGGATCACTCCATAACCTACGAAATCAGTTTCAAAGACGGAAAAACACGGACGTACCCCCAAAACCAGATCATGCATATCCGGGGACTTTTGACGCTGGACGGCTTTACCGGCGTCAACCCGATTGAGTATTCCAGGGAGACGATGGGGAACGGAATCGCGCAGGTAAGGCACCTCGGCAAATTCTTCGGCAAAGGGATGAGGCCCGGAGCCGTGGTCAAGCACCCTCTAAACCTCAGTGCCCCGGCACATTCAAACCTCAAGGCCAATCTCAAGGAAAAGATGGCCGGCCTCGGGACCCATTGGGATCTTGTCTTGATTGATGAGGCCATGGATATCGTCTTCCCCGAAATAAAGCTCGTCGATCAGCAATATCTTGAACTGATGAAAATGAACGAGGCGCAAATTTGCGGCCTTTATCGTGTCCCCTTGATGCTCATCCAGTCCGGCGACAAGACTCCGACCTATGCCAGCGCCGAACAGTTCATGATCAACTACCTGACGATAGGTGTCACTCCGGATGTAACCAATTACGAAAAGGCAATCCGCAGGGACGTTCTGACCCCCGAAGAGCGCAAAACATATTACGCGAAGTTCGAGACAAAGGCCCTTCTCCGTTCCGCATTCAAAGACCAGATGGAGGGTTTTCAAATAGGCGTCAATACCGAGATATACAGCCCCAACGAGGTAAGGGAATTCATGGATATGAATCCTTACGAAGGC